AGCCAATCTTTAGATGTAGTTGTTAAAACAGATGCTGGTGCTCCAATTTCAGAAGTTGGTGTTGCCCCATCTATTGCATCAACAACTTTTGCAATTAGGGATACATTAACAACTGGTAATTCTATAGGTTCTGTTCTTACCGATCTATATGGTCTAGAAGGCGCTGGATCTGGTTCAACATTGAATGGTCAGGATATTCCTGGGGCTAACTTTACAATTCCAGAGATTGACATCAAAGTTGATAGCATCGCTGTAACAGCTCAAACCAAGAAACTCAAGGCCAAGTGGTCACCAGAATTAGGTCAAGACCTAAATGCTTACCATAATCTTGACGCCGAAGTTGAGTTAACAAGCATCCTCTCCGAGCACGTTGCTCTTGAAATCGATCAAGAAATCCTCAACGATCTCGTTAAGGGTGCAACAGCTGGTACTAAGTACTGGAGCCGTAGACCAGGTAAGTTTGTCAACCGTGACACAGGTGCAAGCATCACATCAGTTGGTGCCCCACCAGACTTCACAGGTAATGTCAGCATGTGGTATGAAACACTCATTGAAACAATCAATGACGTTTCTGCTCAAATCCACAGAAAGACAAGACGTGGTGGTGCAAACTTCCTCGTAACTTCACCAGAAGTTGCTAACCTCCTAGAGTTCACCTCTGGTTTCCGCGCTGATGTCAGCATGGAAGACCTAAAGGGCGGTTCAGTTGGCGCAGTCAAGGCTGGTAGCCTCAGCAAGAAGTTTGATCTTTATGTTGATCCATATTTCCCACGCAACCTAATCCTAGTTGGTCGTAGAGGCAAGGCATTCCTCGAAAGCGGTTATGTCTACGCTCCATACGTCCCACTAATGATTACACCAACAATCTTCGGTACAGAAGACTTTGTACCAAGAAAGGGTCTAATGACTCGCTACGCCAAGAAGATGGTTCGTCCAGACATGTATGGCCTAGTAGTTTGCCAAGACCTAATTGGTTAATCAACTAAGGGTTAATTAAGCAGAACCCCTGTCAGGGAAACTTGACAGGGGTTTTGTGTTTCTGATAAACTATTTATCAAAAGGAGAAACTATGAAAAAACTTTTATTATCTTTATTATTGTTGACTGCATGTGGCGACGATTTAGGTTGGGAACACAAAGAAACAAAACACGATTGTGCTGATGCAGTTGTTGGAGACAGCGGTGTTTGTAATTTATGTCAAGACGTAACGGAGACAAAAGATGAGCAATCTGGAACAGAAGAAGTTGTTAGCGATGTTGCTGACAGTACCCAAAGTGACGTTCTCGCTGACAGTGGGAGCGATGACGCTGACGTTTCTGTCCCTGATGGCGTTACAGGAACGGACACAGAAGATACGCAAGATGCACAAGATGTACCAGAAGATGTAACTCAGGACGTTGCTCCACCACCAGAATGTGTTACGGCGACCGATTGTGTCGTTATAGCTTTGCCTTGTGTGGCACCAGATTGCCAAGAAGGTAAGTGTGTTAAAGTTCCATTTGATACACCATGTTCCGATAATAATGAATGTACGGCAGGCGATCAATGCCAACTTGGTGTATGTGTTGCTGGTATTCAAATTAATTGTGACGATCTAGAATCTTGCACATTAGATTCTTGCGAGGCAGATAAAGGTTGCGTACATTTGCCAGTTGATGCAACTTGTGTCGATGGAGATGGTTGCACCGCAGAAGATATTTGCAAAGATGGTAAATGTGTAGGCGGTAAACCATTTAATTGCGATGATGGAAATGTTTGCACAGATGATACTTGCGAGACATTTGGTAAGGATGAAATTCATGTTTGTAATCATTTGCCAAATCAAGCGACTTGTACAGACAACGATGTTTGCACATTAGATGATGCCTGTGAGGGTGTTGTTTGCAAATCAAAAGCAGTTGCTATTTGTGATGATAATAATGTTTGTACAGACAATACTTGCGATCCAGCAAATGGTTGTGTTTATTTAGCAAATGTAGCAACTTGTACCGACAATGACGCTTGTACTGTGAATGATTTATGCTCCGAAACTGTTTGTAAATCTGGATTAGTATTAAGTTGTGCAGATAATAATGAATGTACAACTGATCTATGCAAGTCAGAATCAGGTTGTTATTTTGAGAATAACACAAATGTTTGTAGCGATAATAATGTTTGTAGCATTGACGATAAGTGTGAGGCAGGATCATGTATTGCTGGCGCTCAAAAGGTTTGTGATGACGCTAATCTTTGCACCGTTGATTCATGTGATGCTGTAAATGGATGTGCTTCCGTAAATGCTGTTGATGGTACAAAATGTGCTGAAGGCGTCTGTAAAGACGGCTCTTGTGCTTGTGTAAGCGGGTTTGGCTGTGCTTTGCCTGCCTTCGTATATACTGGCGATGTGACTGCTGGTATGTTAGGAGGAATGGGTGGTGGTGTCGGTCCAAAGATGGGTTGCCCTGCTACTGATGTTTTAATCGGTTTAGGTTTTGATTTCAGTAATGGTCAAAAAACAGCCACTAGAACAACTGCCGTTTGTGGTAAAGTTACAATTGAACAAAATGGAACTGTCATAACAACTCAAACAACTACACAAAAATCAGGTGGTTCTGGATGTTTTGGTTGGGATCCTTCAACTCCAACTCCGCTTGTAGTTTGCAAGAGTGGTTGGGCTGTTGTTGGTATTAAAGGCAAAAAACCCGGAGGCACTCTATTCAATTCTGTAAAAGTTGTTTGTGGTAAACTCGATGTTGCTGGCAAACCAACTGGCGAGACAGAAGTTTTAAATGTAGAAGGAACACTAGGCTCAGGTGTTGATCAAGAAGTATTATGCCCAGAAAAAACAATTGCTCGTTATTTTGAGACAAGAGCTGGTTGTGGGCAAGATGCTTTGACTATGTATTGTGCTACTGCAACACCAGATTGTACTGGTCAAGAATTAATTTGTAAGGATTTATAACAATGAAAAAACTGCTCTTAACTCTCTTTTTATTACTATTATCAAATACTGCCAATGCTTGGGAAGCAACAGTTGGGCTTGGTGGCTATGGTAGGATTTTTGACGAAAAGGATCAGTTAGGAGCAGTTTCAAAACATGAAAGTTTAATTCCAGAATTTTCAGGTGGGTTGGCATTGAATGGATCATTTCTGTTTGATGCCAGCCCTTCTTTTAGAATTGGTCCAGATTTAATGCTTGGATACGGCTGGTTGTCTGCCCAAGTAAATGAAAGGTTTGGAACAAGTTTGCAAAATCAAACTATTATTACCTCTCTAAATGTTCAGTATCAAATTTATGATTTTAGAGTTTCTGTAAAGCCCGGCTTTGTTGTCAATACTCTAACCGCTGGATACACAGATAAAATTGACTCTGACACAGGTTTCTCTTCGTCCTTAAGATTTTCAACGGATCTATTTTCATCAGCAAGATTTTTTTTTGAGCCACAGGTTTTATTCTCTCCCTCTGTAGAATCAAAGAATTCTTTTGTTCCATCGTATAGTTTAACTTTGGGCTTTGAAAAAATCTTTTCGCCAAAGAAGGTTCCTGCTCCCGTTGTGGAGAAACCAGTAGAAGTAAAGCCAGCAGTGAAAACACCAGAACCAGTTGTTGAACCTATTAAACTTCCAGAACCAGCAACCCCAGTTAAGCAACCAGATCCACCAGTTAAAGTTGAGGAAACTAAAGTAGAACCTCAATTAAATGTTGAGTCAAAAGGATACTTGGAAAACATATTAAAGGTTCATAAAGTATTAAAATCATCCATTAAAATAATTTATAGTGAAGATAAGATTCTTAAAGAAAAGGCAGAAAAATTAGCAACTTGGTTTGCAGAGCGTGGAGTAAGTAAAGAAGATATTGTTCTAACAAACACGCTTGAAACAAAAGGCATAAGAATAGAAATTCTCAAAAAGTAGGATAATATGTTAAAGAAAATAATACCGCTTTTATTTTTAGTCTCCTGTTCGCAAGAGACAGCAGCGCCCACTATTCAAGGGGGCATTGGCTTTGACATACAGCAAGACACCACCATCATTGTTAAAGATATAGAACAACCAGATGTTATTGAATCAGACACAGAACCAGTGGAAGATACACAGGTAGAAGACGCGGAAAATGACCTAGAAAATACGGAAATAATAGAAGTAGAAGAAGATGCGGTCGAAGATGTTGAGCCTCCTGTAGAGGACACAGAAGAGCCTGAATGTATTGATGAAGACGGCGATGGGTTTGGTGAAAACTGCAACTTTGGTATTGATTGCGATGACTTCAATCCAAACTTTGGAGATGTATGCCCAGATTGCTCAAAGGCTGGAACTATAGGCTGTACTTGTTCTGGCAAGCCTTTATCGTGTTATGAATACGATCCAGCGACAGTAGGAAAAGGCTTGTGTAAAAAAGGTCAGCAATTATGTACAGACGGCTTCTGGAAAGCATGTAGCGGGAGCATTGGACCAGCACCAGAACTCTGCGACTTCAAAGACAACGACTGCGATGGCGAAACAGACGAGGGCGTAAAATCAACTTGTGGTAATTGTGATCTAACTTGTAATCAACAAACTATTGGTTCTGGTGGTAAAGGATGGAATCTAAATAGTGAAAATGCTACAGGGCTTGGTTTGGATCCACAAGGTAATGTAACTCTTGATTTATCAGCGATCTCGCTCAACTTGAAGTTTATTTGGATCGCAAACTCACCAAATAACACTGTATCCAAAGTTGATTGTAAGACCATTACAGAAGTTGGTAGATTCCAAGTTTGCTCAGACCCTTCAAGAACTTCTGTTGACCTTGAGGGAAATGTTTGGGTTGCTTGCCGTGGCGATGGTGCCGTAACAAAAATTATCGCAGATAAAACAAAATGTGCTGATAAAAACGGCAATGGTATTATTGAAACATCGACAAGCTCACAGCCAATAGGCAATGATGAGTGTATCAAGTTTATTGTAAACCCCGGCAAAGGATCTTATGCTAGAGGTGCCGCTGTAGATAAAGAAAATCATGTATGGATAGGTTATTGGAACCAAAAAACAATGGTTCGTCTTAATGCCAACACTGGCGCAACGATGACGGAAATTCCATTGGGTGTATCGCCCTATGGTTTAGTAATTGACCAAAAGGGAATGATCTGGGCGCAAGGTGAGTTCAACACGCTGGTCATGATAGACCCTTTGACACAAGTCGTTACAAAGAATAATACCTTACCACAACTAAAGTTCCCTGCTAGTGCTTACGGGCTTAATGTAGATAAGTATGGTCGTTTGTGGGTTGCTTCGGGCAACAAAGCATCTGTTTATGATCCCAAGACATTACAATGGAAGGTCGTTAACATGAACTGGGGTGGTGGTCGTGGTGTTGCTACATCAAATGATGGTTATACTTATGTCGCCGTAGATGGTTCAGGCGGGGCAGTAAAAATAAATGGCAATGTTGATCCACCACAAGTAGAAGGTTTTATCAAGGGAGCAGGAAGCCCTGTCGGTGCTGCTATTGACTATGATGGTTTTGTTTGGGTCGTAAATCAAGGTGGTTCAAGCGCAACAAAGATGGATCCAAATACAATGTCTGCGGTAGGAACTGTTTCAGTTGGTTCATCTCCATACACATACTCAGACATGACTGGTTATACTCTAAACTACTTTACTGCGCCAAAAGGTCAATACAGCACAGTATTCTTTGGAAGTGTATCATCAAACCCAATAACAACTTCCACAATGAAACAAGTGTGGCAGTCAATTTCAGCAGAAGCGGATCTTCCAGAAGGGACAGCATTGAGGTTTAGATTAAGAGCGGGCAATACAAAAGTAGAACTAGAAAATGCTAAATGGTCTGAGCCTATTGATTTTCCGCCAGAAGTATTTCCTTATGATCTTACCAAGGCAAATATTATCGGCAACATGCTACAAGTTGAAATACAGTTGACAACAAAAGATAAAAAGGTTGCTCCAACTCTAAAATCTATAACGGCGAAGTCCAAACTGATTTAACAAACTATTTATAGTAATGTTAGTTATTTTTAAGCTGAGTTTCTGGATCAGCTTATTGTTCTCTTGTAGACCAGTAGATCCAGTAATAAGCAACAAAATAATTGATTCAGTTGAGTTTCAGGAATCGAGAGGTGTAGCTTCTGTAAGAGATAATGGTTATTGTGTTGGGTTAATGCAGATAGATAGAAGATATTCTCCAATACAAAAACCTTATTTAAAAATTCCTTATCTCAATCGAATCATTGGCGTGCGAATGCTTCGATATTGGCATAAGCAGGCGAGAGGTGATATGAATCATGCTCTTGCGGCCTATAATTGTGGATATGCTGGATTAAATACCACTTGCGGTTCTGGATATGCCAGCGCCGTTTTAAATAGAAATCTTGTTCGTAAGAGAAAGAATCCCGAAAGTTGTTTTATTATGGGAAATATTATTAATTATTATTTCGACAATAAACACTATTTAGTTAAGTGGAGAAATAAATTATGGCATTACCAACAATCACCCCGGCATCAACGACAACAACGGTAAGATTATCATCTTCCGCAACAGCAACAGAAGCTTCAACCGCTTCAAACTATCCGTTCAGCATATACACAACAGATCAATACTTCTTGACTGGAGCGGCGGAGCAAGTTGCCTTTGTTTATAAAATGTTAGGCGGCGATGTATTAGATATTGAATTAAGAAATCAAAATGTATTTTCTGCTTACCAAGCCGCTTGTATGGAATATTCCTACCTTGTAAACATTCATCAAGCAAAGAACTCTCTACCAAATATGCTTGGTGCAACAACAGGAACTTTTGATCATAAGGGTTCTCTTTTGTCTGGTCCAACCGGCTCAAACGTTGCATTAAAGTTTCCAAGATTCCAAGCACAACTACCAAGAAATGTTGCCAAAGGTTTTGGAGCCTCTGTTGGGGTTGGCGGTGATGTTCCTGTTTATTCAGCATCAATTAATTTAACCTCAAGTGTTCAAGATTATGATTTACAAGCAGCAGCAGACGAAGCATTAACTGCTGCTGGAAAATCAAATTTAGTTGGCAAAAGAGCAGTTGTAACAAAAGTTTATTATGTAACTCCAAGAGCTATGTGGAGATTCTTTGCTTATTACGGTGGTATTAATGTCATTGGTAATATGACAACCTATGGTATGTATACCGATGATTCTACGTTTGAAGTCGTTCCCACTTGGCAGAATAAGCTTCAAGCTATGATGTATGAGGATTCAATCTATACAAGAACTTCTCATCACTCTTATGAGATTGTGGACAACAAATTAAGACTATATCCAGTGCCAGCAGTTACAGACGTAACAAAGATGTATTTTAGATTTTACATCGTTCCCGACGCTTGGGAAGCAGGAACTTCAAATGATGGTATTGGTGGCATCAATAACCTAAACACTCTACCTTTCGAGAATATACCCTATACTAACATCAATAGCATAGGAAAGCAATGGATCAGAAGATATGCATTAGCTTTGTCAAAAGAAATGCTTGGTCAAATTCGTGGTAAGTTTGGAGGAAATGTTCCATCTCCAGGAGTTACAATCACTCTTAATGCAACCGCTTTATTAGGTGAAGCCGAGAAAGAAAAGACTGCATTAAGAGATGAATTGGTTAAAGTTCTTGATGAATTAACATATACCAAGATTACAGAAACACAAGCCAGCATAGCCAAGAATGCTGCGGAAACAATGAAATACGCACCACTACCAATCTTTGTAGGATAATTAAATGGCAAAAAAGAATCAGTTTACACAACCAGCAGCTCCTCCGCCTCCGATGTTTATTAACCAACCGGAGAGAGACTTTAATAAACAAATAGTTACAGAGGTCGCTGAAAGAGTTAGTGGTCAACCTATTCTTTATTATCCAATTGATATTGATTCAACAGATTTTCATCCTCTTTATGGTGAAGCAATAACAAAGACATTTCTTCCACCAGTTAGAGTATACGCCTTTGTTGAATTTTCTGGCAAGTACATAGAAACAAAAGTAGATAAGTTTGGTTTAGAAAAAGATACAACGATGACAGTTCATTTCCACAAGAGAAGATTAACAGAAGATCAGGATCTTTATGTTAGAGAAGGTGATTTTATTCTACACAATGGAGTTCTCTACGAGATTGTAAAATTATCCGAACCACCTTCTCCTTATGGTCAAACAGAGAACAGAGTAGAAATAACAGCAACATGTATTAAGAGCAGAAAGGGTCTATTCAACGCACAATAAAGGTATATAAATGGACACATCATATAAACAACAAGACAATCCAACACCAGTTTCTACTTTTGAAACAATTGATATGGCAATGTTTACTTGGTTAAATGAAACTCTTGATGTTCATGCCACAACGAACGAAGGTATTAAGAAAGTTCCTGTTGTTTGGTTTACAAGAGAAAGAGCATTTCAAATTAAAGAAGAAAGAGATAATAGAGATAATAATGGATTTTTAGATTTTCCACAAATTCAATTAGCAAGAACTACAATGGCATTAACAACAAAAGCAGAAAGTCCATTACCAGGGATATTTAGAAAAGGCATAGATTATAAAAATAATCAGTTTGGATTCTGGAGAAAAGTACAACAAGATAAAACAAAAAACTTCGCTAATGCTAAATCACAAAGAGTCTATGGTCAACCAAATTTTAAGTTTAATAATAATGAAATTGTATATGAATGGGTATTTACTCCATATCCATC